ATAGAACACAGTTCCATTATTAGAACGAGTATGGTAATGACCAGAAAATACCTTTGTGAAGTTTGAAAAAAGATTCGGGTCCAGTCCATGGTCTTCCATTACAAGATGTTTATTTACACGAAATCCTCTGAGTTCAAGATGACCCATGGCAACTTTTGCTTTAGATTTTTTAATTATCTTTAAAGTTTTATCATAATTCTCATTACAAATCCACGGAACCATCATCACATCCAGATTACCAATCTGTATTGATTGTGGAGAACTATAGGTTTTAATATTTGGATAGTCTTTCAATAAAAGTTCTGGGGCATTTATTTCGGTAGAATCACGAAGAAACATATCATGATTTCCCACAATCATATGAACTTCATATTTTGAGAGGGGATCTAAAACAACTCTTCTGGTCCAATCAAGTCCCCAAAAATCAATACTTTTACGATTATCAAAGGCATCTCCCATATGAATTACTGTAGTAATTTCTTCCTTTTCTAGAGTAGGAAAAAATACATTCTTATAAAAGAGTTCAAAATAATCGTGAAGATGTCTAGAAGCTTTTTTTGCTGACCAGTGAGTGTCCGTGATTAAACAAACCTTCAAAGTTTTTCTCCATTACTACACTTCAAATATAACACAGCAGACTCTAAAAAGTCAAGATTTATCTAGAAAAAATTAATATCTTGTCTTGCTATAGATTCCATCTTTAATTGAATTATAATCAGAATAATTTCCCCCATCGATAGTGTTGTCGTCAGTGAATACATCAGAATATCCAGAACGCTCAAGAATTTTATTTTTAATTTCCAATTGACGTTTTTCTCTTTGAATACGACGAAGAAAAGCATAATGGATAATTTGTGTAAAATACGCAAAAGGATTTTGAGACTTTTCTGGATCAAAATTATGAATATATTGAACGGAATTTTCAATACCATCAGAAATCATATCTTCCTTGAACATATAGTTCACGAAGTTGGGTTTGAAGGAAAGATGATTTGCAATCTTTAAAAAACAATCTCCTATGTATCGAGGGATAACTGGTTTTGTATCCCATCGTGTTGCCCTATCAGCTCTAGTAGGTTCTCTTCCATACTTTTGGATAAAAGTAATTTCTACATCCTCCCGATACTTAATAAGGGCAGCAAGAAACTCTTTATTATTAACATAATGCTCTGACCTCTTTCTTTTGGTCATAACTGTCGTAGATATCATAAGTTTTAATCATTAATATGTAGATATTATAACACTTGAACAAATATTTGACAAGGTGTCCCAAACTGTGTATAATTACCTTTGTGAGGTTTGATAAGTGAGCTTAGCTACTTCTATAAAGCTTCTCTAAGATCTCTTTAGCATCATTTATATTAGAAATATAACCCATTCCTCTATTAAGTTTTGTTTGATCAATATCTTTTTTATTTGATTGACGAATGTAAGATTGGTGCATTACTATCATTTCTATATCTGAAGATTCTGACATTGTTAAGACATCTTCAAGATTAAGAATAAACATATCATCTGTTGTAGTTTTTAACCAAGGTTCTATTTTATATCCTTCTAACCCTAATCTTCCCTTTATTTCTGTTATAATAATGGGGTTAAAAACAATTAACAAGATTTTATCGTCTTCTTCGGAAACTGCTACTTTAGCAAATATTTCTTCTCCATTCTTCAATTTGATGGTTGAGTAAAAATCATCTTCTGTCATTTGTTTTTAAATTAATTGTGATAATTTCGTAATTAAAGTTCTCTTCGTTATATATTTTGATGCGTTCAATGAGGTGATTTAAAGTATAATTTTTTCTTGAGTTAGAAGTGCAATCATCAGCAATATCATAAAGAGTTGCTTTTACTTTATCTTTTCCTTTTCTGAGGACTCTTCCGATGGATTGGAGATTTCGTATTCTTGATTTACTCGGTGAAGCAAATATAACATTATGAAGATTTCTAATATTGATACCAGTGGAAAAAGTACCGTAGGAAGCAACAATGATTGCATTTGTTTCTCTCTCTGTAATTTCTCTAGCTAATTCTCTTTCTTCAGTATCAACACCACCGTGAATAAAGAATACTTTACGATCACCTCGCTTATTAGTATTTATCTGTTCAAAAAGTATTGCTCCGTGTGTTTCTACACGACTATAAAGAACCAGAGTGTTTCCTTTTAAATCTAAAGAAAGATTTGTAATGAACTTATTTCGTTTTTCATGAGAGATTAAATACTGTATCTCATCTTCATAAGTCTCAAATCTTTGTGGTGAATGTTTAAGAACAATACAACGTATATCTAATTGAGAAAGATGTCCTTGTTTCATCAATTCATCAGTCTTAGTGACTTTATATGATGGTCCAAACAATCCTTCTAAAACCCATTTATGTGTTTGAGTTCCATCAAGTGTTCCAGTAAATCCAAATCTATATTTTGCATGATGAAGTTTAGTCATTATTTCTATCAATGACTTGCTTTTAAATAGATGTGCTTCATCGCCTATAATTACATTATATTCCTCAAAGAATGAGCGTTCTAATTTGTATACTGATTGCCATGTCGTAATCGTAACTGGATGTTCGTTTGTCTTTTCTCTTCCAAAATAAATTCGGTGGCAGTATGTCTCAGAATCCCAACTATAATCCTCAAAATCCTTATACATCTGCTCTACTAGCGATGTCGTCGGAACAACTAAAAGAATTTTTTGCCCTTTATCTACAAAATATCTTATTATTGAATAAATCATCAGAGATTTGCCTGAGGCAGTTGGTGATATCAATAACTTTCGGTTGTGTCTTAGAGCATCATATACTCCCTCTATTTGGTACTGACGAGGAGTATGGGAGCAAATAGATTGCATGTAATCTTTTACACCTTCAAAAGATATACCTTCGTTTATTTCAAATGGTAATCCGTAGAATTTATTTTCTTTAAATTCATATGTATAATTGTATTGATTGCAGAAGGATATTAATTTATCCAAAAGACCAACATAAATTTGCTTAGACCTCATATCATATAAATGTATTTCTCCATTCCAATTTCTACCACGATATTGAGGCATAAATTTTGCACCAGGGACTTCGAATTTAAATCGGTCTCTTAACTCATATTCAATATGTGGTTCTGCTGTTATTTTTAGAAATACTTCATTCTTTTTTTCAATAACAATATCAGTATTAGAGATATTTTGAAGATTTATATTTTCCATTATAATTGTGATTCAATAATTTTTTATTGGAAAATGAACGACCTTCTTTAATGTATCTTATTGCAGTGTTCCTTCCTATGTTATATTTATCTACTACCCAACGTGCTGCTTCATTAATACTTTTAAATTGGATTCCTTCAATTTCAATTTCAATTCTTTGTGTATTTTTTTCTAAATAATTTTTCGCATATTTAATCTTCGTATCTAGAGAAAGACTTTGCCACCCATTTTTTATTTTTTCACTTCTCCATTTCTTATGCTCTTCGTTTTCTTTCTTACCTAAAGACGATAATCTACATATTTCCTTTGTCTTATCAGTATGCTTATATCCTAATATCCCATCTCCACCCAAAGTAGCGTTATACTCTGGATTTAATTCTTTTATTAATCTTGGTTCTTCATTTTTCAATAAAAAATTATGGTAAAAAAATCATTATGAGTATTTATCTACCCTAAACCAGAAGTAAACTTCATAAAATCGATAGCATTTTTAATTTGGTAGTTTCTTTGAAATAGTTGCTTTAAAATACTATCAATATAAGACAGTATTACCTCATAATATTCAACTTTTAAAGAAATTTGTGATAGTTTTTCATCAGAATCCATATACCCCTGAAGTGTTTCTTTATCTCTGATTTTTTTCGGAAATGGATTTTCTATGTAGACGGTAGGATCTGCTTTTCCTGTAAAGTATTCGTATTTTTGGTGTCTTATATTTTTTTTCTGTTGTTCTGCTTTTTTCTTTAATAAAAGTGTGTTATTATATAAATCAAAATATTTTGCATGAAGAATCGAAATATTTAGGGATTCTGTGTGAAGATTATCGATATCAATAATAGAATCTTTTTCCCACATTTTCTGAATTACATCAAGATCAAAACTCATAAAGGATTTCCACTCAAATCTACTATATTGTAAATAGTATACTTGAAACTTACGTCTGCTGTAAAGTATTGGATATCTGTACTAGTTGCATCAAAAGATACTGTTGATAAAGAGTATGGAAATAACTCTTTAAATGATACTTGAAAATTTGGAAGTTGACTGCTTGTTAAAACTTGTAAAGTTCCATCAGAATATATGTTTTGTCTATCATTCATGTATCTTCCCTGAACTAGTCCTTCATTAGAAAGATCTCTAAATTGTTTAACCTCTTCTGGATATCCTAATCCACGAATCCAATTTTGAATTTCCATATAATTTTCAAGATTTTCATCTACTAAAAATCTTAAATTTAAATCCCCAAATACAATTTTATCGCCAGGAATATCAATGTCCTTTAAATATGATGGTTGCTTAGCAATTCCTAAAATTAAGTCTGGAATATTTGCTTGATTGCAAAAAAAACTAACTTTAGGTGTCCTTGTTAGGGTAAACTTAAATCCTGTTGGTGATAAAAAGTTTCTATTCTCTATCTGTCCTTTAGTCATTCTTTTTTTAAATATTTAGATAAAAAAAGAGGGTCCTGGTTGAGACCCTCTGCGTATTCTTTGTGAGAATGTCTCACATAAGATTTCTTACGGCCACCCTACGATAGTAGCGGTTGGAGTTAACTTGAAGACGGCCTAGACCCTGATCAGTTCCTTCTGCGAATGGATTAGCGACAAGACCATAACGGGTCTTAAATCCAATCTTTGGTTGGAAAGAATTCTCACCAACGGCACGAACCATTTGGAGAGGAACATATGGACAGTAGAAGAGACCAGCATCATATGGACTGGAACCCTTATAACCGACGACATAATACTGATTACCTGGAGTGCCGTTAGCAGCAGTTAGGTTAGCAGAATATGGGTCAATATATACACGGAACTTGCCCATTAAAGTACCAGCAAAGGTGTTGCCGGTATCATCAACGTTTAGGTTAGCGTTAAGCGCGGGGGTGTAATCGAGAACACCAGCCATTGTTAGTGCTGAAGCAACGTCAGCAGAGCACATAACAATATTGCCCTTTCCTCTACGAGTTCTTTGTGCGATTGCGTTAGCATCACGCTCGATTTGGAATAGAAGACCCTTGAACTTCTCAACTGACCAACGACCATTGGAGTCAATGTCTAAGTCAAAAATACCAGGAGTTGCAACGTTTTGTACTGCACCCTGTTCGGCAACCTTGTAGATGGTACGAATAACTTCGCGGTTGATTTCTGCAAGAATCTCAGTTGAGAGAATGTTTGCTAATTCCGCTTCGGCATTCAGACCGTGAATTGCCTTGAGGTCTTGAGCGAGCTCAAGTGAATACTCAGCTTTCAGGGCGCGTGACTTAGCAGTAACAGTGACTTTCTCGATTGAGAATGCCATCTGATTGAATGCATCAGCACTATCACCCTTGAGGTTTTCTGCATCACCAGTGACCATTCCTTGGCCAGTGTTATATGCAAGTTGGTCGCCAGCGCCACCAACGGGGTTTAGTACTCCAGGATTTGTACCATCCTGAGAAGTAGTACCCATACCAGAAGTAACTGAACTAAATCCTGCAGTTCTGTTGAATCCTGCACTTTGTCCAGAGAATGCTGTATCTACTTCATCGAAGAATGTTTCATTACCGCTCTGGTTGGCATAACGTGAGCGCATTGCAAAAATGAGTCCGGTAGGACCACTCATTGGTTGAACCCCAGCAAGGTCATAAGCGACCAGGTTGGGCATTGAACGTCTGATTAAAGAAATCAGAACGGGGTCAAAACCTGCGGTAGGTCCACCAGCAGCGGAACTGCCACTAAATCCACCAGTTCCTGCGGAATTGGTTGGTGATTCCATAAGGTTGGATAGATTACCAACTTGGAATGATTGCTCTTCTCTTAAAAATCTTTCTTGGTTTTCTAGCAGGACAGCGGTGACGGCTCTACGATGAGAATCTTTGATTGAATCAAGACCCTGATAGTCTAAGAGTGGTGCCCACTTTTCCTGCAGATGCTCGGATTGGAACATTTGCGTTTACCTTTTGTTAAGTGTTTGTTTTGGTTTGAATTATATTAAATTCAATTATTTGCTGAATGCTGAAAGAGTCTTAAGATAACTAGCCATTGGACCAGAAATAGTTTCTGGAGCACTGTCTACACCCTCAGACAAAGTTTCAGTTCTTGCAGATGGAGAAATTGTTCTTGAAGGAAAATATGATTCCCTCAAAGTCTCCAGTTTTTCACGATATTCTACTTCACTTTCAAACTCAACACTTTCGGCAAGTGAAGCGAGCTTGTCTTTCTGAGTAGCCGCAAGACCATCAGATACTTGTTCAAAGATTCCGTCAGCAACCGACTCTGAGAGACGCTTGTTGAGTGAAACGTTTTTCTCAATTTGCTCGTTGAGTTTTGTCTCCATTTCATCAAGTTTTTCTACCATATTCTCAAGTACATCATATTTTTCTTCAGGGATTGATACATAATGTTCTTCAAAAAGACCTTTCATTCCTTGGAGGAATGATTCGGTCATTTCTGTTTTAAGTCCGTTTTCGATGACAAGTGCATTTTGTTGAATCCACTCATCAGCAACATACTCAAGATATGCGTCTACACGTTCCGCAAGTTCAGTCTTAATTTCTTCGACTTCTTCTGCGAGAACATTGGCATATTGAACTTCGAGAGTTTCTTTAATTTCAGAAACCTTAGATCTAAGAGCAGCTTCAAAGATGGTACGTGCTTTTACTTGAAACTCTTCAGATAGTTCTTCGCCTTCTAGAAGAGCATTAACATCTTCATCGATGTTAAAATCTTCCTTCATTTCATCTTCATCATCTTCTTCATCATCTTCTTCATCATCTTCTCCATCTTCATCAGATTCTTCTTTTTCTTTTTCGTGTTTCGCTTCTACAATTTCATCCTCAATCTCCTCTTCAATTAGATCCTCATCATCTAATTCTTCCTCTTCCTTCATACCCTTCATAGGATCTGCTGCTTTTGCACCCTTATTGACAACATCTCTTACTTGTTTAAGAGTTGCGCCTGGGGTTTTAAGTTTTGCCGAGTCATCATCGGTTTTATAATTTTCAGGTGTTGGACCACCTAAATCTTCCCAACTAGCAGTTTGGCCGTCTGGAATGTTTCCAGATAGTTTGAGCATTGGATCCGCTGCTTTTGCGTTTGCATTGACAGCAGTTCGGGATTGCTTTGTGCCTACTTCCATTTCTTGTAAATCTCCACGAGACATTTGAACTCTCCGTTTAACCTTTGTTAATAACTATATTTATTTATAATTAAATAAATTACAATGAATTTAAGAACTCATTGAATAATGATAGCTTATACTCTTCAAGAACATTTTGATCGACAAGAGTATTAATTTTTCTTTTTGTGGAGTCTGCGAATTTTTCACGAAGAACTCCACCGGACCAAATCCACTCTTTTCCTTCAAATATTCCCTGAACAAAAGCATCAGGAGCAGAAGGATCCGCTACAATATCGGCTGCAGTAGCAAGCATAAAATCTTCACCTACTTCTTTATATCCATTACGATTTTCTATAAGGGAACCAATACCACGAGATGAAACTCCAAGACAAACTCCCTCTTTAAGTAGAGATTCTGCAATCTTTCCCATAGGGGTAGAGAGAATTTGAGCCTTACCTATAAAATTGTTTCCCTCACGGCAAAGAGAAATAATCATATGAGAAACCCGATCTAAATTTACAGTAGGTCCTTCTGGATGTCCAAGTTCTCCTAGAGCACGACCTTTATTCACATATGCTTCAGTATACCTTTTTACTTCACGTTCCATAATCGCCATTGGATACATACGTTTATTACGATTTACGCATTCTGCCTGTAGAAAAGGTCCTTGAATAAAAGTTTTTTGTTGTTTACCGATTCCTTCGGTAATAACTTCTACCTTTTCAATTTCTTCGGTGATGAGTTTCATTTTTCTTAGTTAGTAAATCCTACTTTTGACGCTTTAATTGAAGATGTTGAATATATTACTTCAGTTGGAAGTTTTTCTAAAAATTCAACTGAATTACCTGGCATTGTAAATTCCAATGCAGAAGATGCTCCAACTTGAGTAGCAACCCCAACAGTGACAATTCCAGTAGTATTATTATGAAGTCTTACGCAGGTTGCACTATTAATACTTGTGGCAGAACCCACAGTAGTACCAGTTCCAACTTCAGTTTCAATTATTCTAGTTCTTTGCATTAGTATAATAAAGAGTTTATTAGTTATTTATTAAATTTATCAATCTTCAACATAAATGAACGATGCACTTGCCTGAGTCATATTGCTCGTTGAACTAACAACAGCAGTTATATAACCTCCCGGTGGAATGTCGATGCCAATATTCACCAAATCGACATCAATCGTAGCACCATCCGATACATGAAATGCTGCAATCGGTGGAGTGCTTTGTGCTGGTAAAATGAATAGTCCAGTACTATCCTGTGTAGCATATAAAGATGCGTTAAAAACAGTTTGACTTGTCCATCTTAATGCATTAGTGAACTGGGCATTATAATATACGTATACAACTGCTGGGTCTCCAACAGTATTTACAGAACCTGTAAGTCTTCTTGGAATTAAATCTCTTGTGTTGATTTTATTTTGATAGATAACTCTATTTTTAACTGTAAGAAGATGATACAAACTTCCTGTAGTATTCATCGAATCAGTTCTTGTTGCAGTCACTGAATATGGAAGTCTTGTAGGTTGAACAATTCCTTCAATTGCTCCAAGGAATGATGCACCAGTACAAGTTACAACACCACTTGTAGCACCACCTAAGTTAGCAGCAACATATCCAACTTTCATTGATGGATTATCAACGTGTGGAATGTTACTTCTGTTTGAATAATGTTCGTGATGGAAGAAGAACATATCCCCATTCAGTGGATTTTCCACTGCATATCTTATTTCACCCGCACCTAACCAACGGAAGTTAATCTGATATACATTCAGTTTTGAGGGGTCTATCGTTACACCAGATGTTCCAGTTCCATCAAGTTTATCGAGATTAAAGTCTTCTTGAAAAGTCCAATTCTCTGTTTGTGCTACACCAGTTTGTAAAGTTTGATTGGTGAATGTGATTGTTGCTGTGCTTGTTATATTAAATGTCCCTGTTTGTGGACCAAGAGATGTTGCTAAGACTGTTATTGAAGTCTGGTCATATTCTGCAATATACAAAGCATTAAAGAGTGCTTGTGCTTCAAGACCTCTGACAAGTTGGGCAATGTTTCCTGCGAGAGAACCAGTATTCAATGTGACTGCAGTAAATCCAGTATTGTTAAGAGTAACTGTTACATTTCCATTTGCAAGTGTAGAGAATGTGAAGTTGTGAATATCA